GACCCTGTGGGCCTGGCGAAGACTTACCTGTTGGAATGTCAAATTGTGCATTACGCAAAGAAGGTGAGTTTTTCAAAGCATCTCTGTATTGTGCTTCAACGTCTTTCCCAACATTGATATTTAGATCAATATCTTTGATGCCAGAATAAGCTAATTGAGTGTCAACTACAGCAGGTGGACGTATTTTATTCCAGAATGATTTCACGGCACCACCTGCAGCATTCAGTAGTCCTCCTTGTCCTGTGACCTGACTGTTTGAGTCAGGCCCACTTATTGGACTTGATTTTCGATCATACTGTCCTTCATTTCCGAAAGAGGTAATAAATTCGTTAGGCGATTTACCATCAAGATTACCAGCATAATAAGTTACTGTTTCGTAATCGATAGTCATGGAATTTTTCATGACTCCACCGCCTTCGTCGTAGTTAAAGCTATCATGGGAGAAAGCTGTAATTAGTGGGTTTATAAAAGTGTATGCAGTAAAATTGTGTTGATTAAACCCGAACACTGTGATATTCTTAAAGAACGGCAACTTCACGCCACTTGGAGTTCCTGGTTCACTAGTTTCTCCGATATAACCCCAATCGTCGTCTCCAGTGATCGAATCTTTATACGTGTTTCGCTCATTGTAGCTGTATCCTGGCACAGTACTCTGAATGTTGATATCTGGTATTGATCCGGTTCGTCTACCTGAAAACGCGAGTTGAGGTTTGCCTCCGTCCTTGTAATAATACGTATAATATGCGAACCACAGCTTGTTTATTGTGTTGTCATTATCATCAAAAAATGATATGCTAATAGGATCGTACTTAATTTTGGTTTGCACCAAACGCTTTCGATTGTATTGATTCATCGTCGCGACGTTGAACCCAAAAGTAGGCAGCTTAACATCTCGTACTAGAATACCAACAGAATCGGGAACGGCTGTTGGATAAACTCCGGCATTTAAATTGAATTGCGTATGAAATAAGAACTTGAATTTAGGAGTATTAGCGTAGTAATTACTCCTAAATATCTTGGAAGCGTGCGTGTAATCACGCAGGTACACATCGCCATTTTGGCCAGCTGCGACCTGCGTTTTTTGCCCGAAGTTAGACATTAATGATTACGCTACTGAACCAATACCCGTTGAACTTCCGCCTGAAAGAATTCTACCAACTGGTGCGCCAACGCCAGATCCAAGTGGTGCTTGAATTGCGTTATCGTAACGAATAGTGAGCGCAACGGTCACTGCGTCACTGGTTGCATAGTTTAAAGTATTGTAATTTGCAGCTTGTAAGAAGCAACCGTAAAGTTCCCATGCTTCAAGAACAACTGGTACAAATGCGCCGTTACCGCCGTCGAGAATTTCGATGTTAGTCTGGAATTTGTAATCCTGACCAGTTGCCGCTGATGCCTGCTCGACAAAGTCTAATTGCTTCTGCAACTGCTGACCAACAGCTTTAGCCACTGTGCCACTCGCATCGTCACGAATATTGACGTTCATTGCTGTCCATGTGTGCTTACCAGAAACATAGATTGTCGAGTTATAGACTTGCAGTGGAATTTCAGCAAATGAAACACTTGGTCTTGAGCAGTCGATGACCTGTTTTGTCAAGCTAAGTCCTGCATTGGTGTCTACGCCAAAGTTAAGAAAATTAACTCTGAAGCGATATTGTAATTTGGGCATGAGCAAGCCCTGATTGCCGCCGGCATTATCAGATGCTACTGTCATGTTGAAAAGTGATTGTGAGGCTGTGGCCATTGAAATTCTCCTATCTCGCAAAATGCGTGTAAAGATATTTATCAAGATCCAATAAAAATCTTCATTGAGTAGTTTTTTTGCATAAATAGTTTTACATACATCAAACAGAACATCAAAGCAATATGTCAATTCAATGCCAGGTCTGTCAAAAAGTGTTTGACAAACAAATCACTAATACACATTTAAAACAGCATAATCTTTCAGTAGTTGAGTACAAAAAACAGTTTGGGCCTAACTCCATTACTTGTCAAGAATATAAAAATTATCTATCGAGCATTCGACAAGGTAAAAATAATGCGAACTGGGGGAAGACTTGGAACGAAGAAAGAAAATATCAGATGTCCGAGTTAAAAAAAGGCTCTACTCCCTGGAACAAAGACAAAAAAATAGGAGCAAGCGAAAATTTGCTTCTAGGAATAGCTAAAAGAGAGGAAAAATATCGCAGTGGTGATCTTATACGTCAGGCTGCCAAACCTTCTGATGAGACAAAGAAAAAAATAGCTGAAGGCGTGCATGAGTGGGCGGTGTCAAATACAGAACTGTTAAAACAGAATGCACAAAAGGCAGTAGACACTAAAAGACTTAGGGGCTATGATTTTGGTCTGCCAATGAGAGGTAAGTCTCATTCTGAAACTACCAAACAGATTCTACGCGAACAGCTTAACGCCCATAATTCAACTAGAAGAAAGTTGAGTAAAATCAAAGCTCAGGAAAACGCTCGCAGCATAAACTGTGATGTCGTTTCGTTTTCTGGAAATCTGGTAGAACTTAAGTGTACGGTATGTCGATCTAAATTCACATATACCAAACAATATCTCACGGATTCAAAAATTAAGTCATCTTTATGTAACATTTGTAATCCACGAACACAGGCAAAACGTAGTCAGGCAGAAATAGAATTGTTCGATTATGTGTACGCACTTGATAGAAACGCGGTCAATAACGTTAAAAAAATAGCTGACGGTTCAGAAATTGACATCTATCTCCCAGACAAAAATGTTGCAATAGAATTCAATGGTCTGTACTGGCACAGTGAACAAGTCTTAACCGCTAATGGCAGAAATAAATTGCGAGATTGGAAAAAGTGGCAAAATTTGCTAGATAAAAACATTAAACTGATATCAATTTACGAAGATGAATGGGAGCAAAACAAAGAGATTGTGAAAAGCAGATTAGCTAACATTCTAGGAAAAACTTCTACAGTTACCTATGCCAGAAAGTGTGAACTTAAAGAAATAGATAGCAAAACCGCAAGTACTTTTTGCAATCAAAATCATATACAGGGTAAAGGGCGTAGTAACTATCGTGTTGGACTATACCACAATAATGACCTTGTTTCCGTGATGACTTTTAGCAACAATAATTTGTCCAGAAGAATAAAAGGCTGGGAAATAAACAGGTTTTGTAGCAAACTTCACACACATGTTGTTGGAGCAGCCAGTAAACTGTTCGCACATTTTGTAAAACAAATTAATCCAGATACAGTTATCTCATACTCAGATAATAGATGGAGCACAGGAAATCTGTACAAACAGTTAGGATTTGAATTCTCACATCAAACTAAACCAAACTATTGGTATTTTTTACCAAATGAATGTAAACGAATTCATAGATTTGCGCTTCGAAGAAAATCAACTGACCCTCAAATATTGACTGAGAAACAACTCCGAGATAAGCAAGGATTTTACAGAATATGGGATTTAGGAAATTCCAAATGGGTTTGGAAAAACAAAAATGGGGCATAAAGCCCCATTTCTGCTAATCTTTTGATAAAGATTATAGTGCCGCTAATTCCCCAGTATTCAAGATACGTACTGGTATGTAAATAAATTCTGCGGCCTTGACTGGCTCAATAGCTACGTCAACCCACAATTCATTACGATCAATACGTGCTGGAGTGTTGTTAGACGAGTCGCAAACTACGAGATAGTCGTAGACGCCTCTCTTGGCAACTAGATCGATCATTAATGTCTCGATCACGCCAGCAATTTCTTGACGAGTGAGTGCATCGTTTGGTTCAAATACGAACGGACGAGCAGCAATTGTCAACTGACGGCGAATGTACGCAATCAATCTTGCGACGTTGGTGCGATCCAGTGCGCTTTGTGAATTGAAGCTAGTCTTGTTACCATAGTTCAACAATCCGTTGCCAGTAAAGAATACCAGAGGATTGATGAAGTTAGTATAGAGAACGTCACGAATGCCAATTCTGGTTCTGATCGTTACGAACTCGCCAGTAGTTGAATCAAGATAGCCAATGTTTGTTGCATTGTCGATCAAGCCGCGGCGCGTACCAGCTGCTGCCAGCCATGGGTAGGCAATCGTGTCATTACGTAGGAATGTTCTGAGCATCATGTGTGATGCTGGAACAGCTACTAGATTGCCACTTAGATCCGGTGCTATTCCTGATGGATAGAACAGGCCCAAGTATGTGTTGCGTGTAACTAGACCGTCTTCGCCAGTTGCAGTCGCGCCAGCAGCATTGGTTGCCCATGCTTGAATTGCGGTTGCAGAATCTGGTAGACGCATTGGAGTATCACCTAGAATGTAACCAGTTTCGCCACGATCTGCATTCAGCACTACCATGTTTGGTTGCAATTCTGGATAATTTGGGCAAGCCATCAAGTTGAAGAAGTTATCTTCGTCTCTGATTGCCAAGTTAGTGTCAATTGAGGCACGAAGACTCTGTACTACCATTGCACGCTGTGCCTTTCTTCCCATGTATGGTACTCCGTTTGATTGGAGACCTGATGTAGATACCCAAGCATCACGTTGTGTTGGTAATGAGGTATCTGGGAAGTTGACAGAGTTGAAGTAATTAACTCTGAATTGCTTGACGTTGTAACCTGAACGGCGTGTGTTGAACAACAACATACCGATTGGATATAATTCAGATTGAGGAGCATCCAAATCCAGATAATTACTAGTCAACAGAGTTTGAATTGTTGGGATTGGATCATCAGCTGGATTAGTTGAGCCATTTGGTGCCCAACGTGCATCAGCGAACAATACACCGGTTGAACTGACCTGATCTGCAATATCTAATATTACCCATTGATCTTGCGCTTCAACAGACTGCCAACGATACATTACTGGGTAATTGTTTAGATCTGCTGTGCTAATCCAAAGATCACCGTAGACTAATGGCGTGCCATCTGACTGAGTAGTTGGTGTTGAAACAGCGATAATTGGGCCGTTTGGATCAGTCGTGTTTGAGCCAGTTGGAGTTGGGAAACCATTGCTATCGTAGTTCTGATTCTTATATCCTCTCCATGCACCATTATAATTTACCATGATGTCAACCTGATCTACAACGCTGTAGAACCAGTTAGTATTATTTGGTGGAATTGCAACTGGAGCACCTTCGTTTGCTGTGTAGGCAAATTCGTACCAGTTACTTAATTGTGTCATGTAAACTTCATTCGCGACACCTTCTTTATATGTGACACCGTTGATTGCATTTACGTTTTTACTGGTAACTTTGACTACGAGATCATTAGCTGGCGTGGATCCACCTAGTGACGTTCCTAAGAAAGTAAGCTCTGTTCCAATAGCCAAGTTTGCAGAACCGCCGCTTGAGATTGCGCCTAATTCATACACCCCGTAGGCAGATGTAATACTCATAGTGAGATTACCTGAAGTATCGGTTGCTGAAGAGAACGTGGTTTCAACAGCTGGACCATACTTGACACCATCAGTGGTTCCAATTACGAAACCTGCATCTTCGATGACGCCAGTTGATTCGCCAGCATCACTATCGTCCATTACGATTACACCACCTTCGGTGTGGGTAATCTGGATAGCGCCAGATGAAGTGACTGTTGCAGTAGTGTATGGAATGCCTGCTGCTAGCCATGAAGTAACGAAATCAGTTGCATCATCGCCTGATGTGAGTTCGACTGTGTATGCGGCTGATAGGACGGCCTGTCCAGGTTCACTTACGAATACAGAAACGTTGGCAGTTGCTTGAATGTTCGCGCTGGTTTCGTCACCAGTTACAACTGTTGGACCAGATGCGATTCTTTCCCAGAGATAAACTGGGCCTTGATTGAAGGCTGCATCATAGTTATATTGAGCATAGACTGTGCCAGCTGGAATTGCTTGACCGCCCGTTGCGTCGATGGTTGAAGTGACTTGTTCGTCGCTTGTTCCAAAGTTCATAGTTTTTGGAATCCAAGCTGATACATTACCATTATACTCAGAGACTGAAGGAGTCATGCCAACACCGGCAGCTCCTACTTTGAGCCATACTGAGCCTGATGGTCTTGGAGTCGTTTGACTGCTTGTCCAAAGTGGTTGCTGAGCAGATGTGCCGTAGAAAACTACAGGCTGATTATAGACACCTGCGGCTATGCCAATTGCTGAGAGCAGATTTGAAGTACCACTAATAGTGAATGAACCGTCAGCTAATGGCAATCCACTATTCTTACTGAATAGTTGTAGGTTTCCTGCTGAGTTAACAGAAGCTGACAAGTATCCCCAGTTTAATGCGTTAATTGCGGTTGCAACTTGTGCAACAGTAGTATTTCCGGTGATTGTTGCAACGACTCCGACTGCTAAAGTTATAATCAATGATTCACCACTGATTAAAGTGGGGTTGCTTTCTGAACCTACAACAGTAGGAATGCTATCTAACCATTCTGGGCTACCCACTCCAACCCATTCGTTGCTTGAATTCTTGTAGAAGAATTGTTGGGCATCTGAAGGAGCATTTGTGGTTTGAATTGCATTGACCGCATATGAGCCGATATTGCCCAAGCTTGCCAATGGCTTACCACCGGATAGATTACCTGCGTCTGAAATAACAATAGGTTGTTGAAGAACAAATTGTCCTGTGATAGCATTGAACTCATAGATGCCCCAAGTTGAGTTAGTTGTATCTAACCACCAAGCGCCATCGTCAGGTTCACCTACTGGACGGCCAGCTTGACCCACCAGACTTGCCAAGTCTACGTCAGCGCGAAGTACCAACACTTGATTGGTAACGCCTAATGCAGAGTAAGCTGCAAGAAGACCGTATTCGTTCAATTCGTAACCTTGAATTGGCGTACCATCCGATGAAGTATAGAAGAATGGGTTGCCATATAGAGTGACCAAATCTCTCTGACTTGTTACTCTGAAGAGCTTATTGGCGTTGGCGGCTGTGGTGGCCTGTGCAACGCCTGTTCCTGTTGGATTTGCTTTATCCTGTGCTGTTGCAACCAGAATAAATGGGATTGAATTTGTTGGTGCTGGTAAGTACTGAGATTGATCGACTACAGTTACTTCTACGCCCGGGGATGTGAGTGCCATTTTTGTGATTCCTGTGTAATATTTTGAGGTTTACAACCTATTCGTATAAAAGTATTTAGCAAAAGTGTAAAAAAAATGACCAGTTTCTTGTGTGACTATAAATATTTGTATCTTCGAAGATTTTTATGTCACTCAAACAAGCCGTAATTTATTGGATTCGACTTCCCGAACACACCGACTCTAAGACTGATGGGTATCTAGGTGTATCTAATAATTTACCTCGCAGACTTCAAGGACACCTGAGAGAAATAAAAGCAAATAAACACAAAAATCCCCACCTAGTTAATGCCGTTGCCAAATATGGTTGGGAAAACCTTATCAAAGAGGTCATTTTAAATGGAGAAGAAGCGTATTGTTATGAAATTGAAGAACAACTTAGGCCTTGTAAAAGTATAGGATGGAACATAGCACCTGGGGGACACAAAGGACCAGGTTGGGTAAAAGGAAGAAAAAAGAGTCCAGAATCTATTGAAAAAATGGTTATTGCTATGAAGTCGAAAAATGAAGAGAAAAAAAAGGCTACCGTAGAAAAAAGAAGGTTGCGATTACTAGAACGTGAGCAAAAAAAACGCGCTAAGGAACAGGAAATCTTACTTCAAAAACAATTAAAGCAAGAAGCTAAAATGCAGAGACAAGAAGAAAAAACTAAAAGAGAATTAGAAAGATGTTCAGAAAGCCATAGGCGAAAATTACTAGGGATAGGAATTTTCGGTCCTAGTAATCTCAAACAAAGACCATTCTGCAAAATTTGTAACGAACGAGTATGTGCAGTAAACTATAAAAAGGCAGGTGTCACCCATTACCGTTCTATATGCGATGAATGCGGGAGAAAGAAGTCGAAAGAAAAGCCCAAAACTCCCAACTGGGTAAAGTCAGGATATAAGAAGAAAGAACATTGTGATTCTTGTGGGTTTAAGGCACTATTTCCCAGTCAAACTGTCGTATATCATATCGACGGAAATCTTAAAAACATCAGTCTTAATAATCTCCGAACGATATGCCTTAATTGCGTGGAAATCGTGAAACGAAAGCAGCCCACCTGGAAACGTGGGGATTTATTGGTTGATTATTGAGTCAATCTGCCTGTATAGATCATCAATAGTACCGTTGTTGTCAATCGTAAAGTCGTAGTTCAGACCCACGCTACTATATTCACTGGCATGAATTCCAGATTGATCCAGTTTTTTACGAGCTTTCTTATATTCTGGATTATTTTGACCTTTTGTGACAATACCAGCCCAGGGATACCATGCTGGTTCAGGACCTCTAAACACTCGTAGAGCGATTCCTCCCAGTTTTCTGATAGACGCGATCTCATTGGGAAATCTACAATCACTGATCACAACATCTTCTTTAATATTACGAAGTTTATTTTCGATGCTGGCGATCCAGATGTCATCGTGAAATCCTCGTCTACAGACCTCTGTTCCCCAATGTTGAAGCACCCATCTAGGGGTGAGGTGAGTAATCTGCAAGCGTTCTGCCCACCAGGGATCGATCTGCTCTCGCCATTCTCGACTATGCTTAGTCTTGCCTTCTAGCAGTTCGCGATCCCATCCAAAAATAGTAGATATTGCATCTTTCAGGGGTTCAGCATAGCTCATACGCTTGAACCCTTTGTTCGTGCAAAGATAGTCAGCAGCAGTGTCTTTTCCCGATCCTATCAATCCTGTGATTGCAATAATTTTCATGCTATCACTTTAGCATCGCACCTAGGTTATGTCAACACTTTTTTCGCTTGTAAATGCGTCAGGGAAAGTACGTTTTAACAAATTTATTTGTTCCTCAACATTATAACCCTCTCTATTACCTACGATTTCTTTACTTTGATCATGAATTTGTTGGGCATTTTGTCGCATAGATGCAACAATTTTGTTCATCAAACCTGGAAAAAGTTTGCCGAATGTCTCCCCTGCACCCCATGAAGAGTTTGTTTGATTAGCATTTCTTAATTGATTAGATGGGGCATGAAGTTGCCATTTTCCATTAATGTTATTTGGATTATTTTTATCTAACACCGATATAATAGGACCATTGGCAGAATAATTTTCAAACCATCTTGCCCCACTACTACTACCCGTGCAAAAGGTAGCATTAACACCAATTGAGTTGTTAAACACGTAACATGCTCCGTAGTTTACTGGAATTATTACTAAAAAGTTTTCATCATCTATTAACGTAATGCTTTTTTGCTCGCGTTTTTGCTTGTCAACTTCTGCTTGAATTTTAATTTGTCTTAATTTTGTTGAATATACATCCGATCTTAAAACTGTTTGAAGACTCTGAAGCTTTTTAAAATTATTCAAATCTTGGTGCGCTGGATCTAACATATTTCTAATGCTTAGAGCTTTCCATGAACCCAACGCATCAACGAGTTCGCCTGATATATCTTCATAATTGACGCGACCTGTGATATATTGATTTAATATCCAGTTGTCAAATTTACCATCTTCACTTAAATTTCCCCATTCGGTGTCATTAAAAGTATTATCAATTAATTCTCCAAATAGTTTTGCCTTTTCTTGATCAGAAATTCGTGGAGCATCTAATTTAGCTCTATAATTTGGGGGTATTGTAGTATCTAAACGTAAAAAAAACCCAAGCTGTTTAGCTAATCTGGGATCTTGAGATACTTTATCCCAAGTACGTCGTGCTTCAAAAATATGACAAATCTTCATGATCTAATTATCTCATTTTTAAAAAAACCTAGTATCGCGACAAGTTTTTTAGTATCACCCTGAGATATATCAGTTATTATTTTTTTCACACCTTCTTGACTTTCAGCGGTCAATCCCCCGCCCCCATATGATAGTTTAGTAAGCCCTCGAGTCAACTCGGGATAATAATATTGTGCGGCTAAATATATTGCATTTTTTAATTGCTTTTTGTAGTCAGTACCTCGGCTAAAATATGATGAAATTCCTTTCGATTTTATATCATCTATCGCATCTTCCAATTTCGTTAACTTTTCTACATAACGACTCATATCTTTGTATGAATTAGCCTTGAGCATTATGTTAAGAACACCTTTATATTCTGCCTCTGCACTTTCAAGAGTTCTTAAAAAAATAGACTTGAATTTATTTACAAGACGATCTACTGTTTGGTCTAGATCTACTGTTTGATCTAGCTTTACCACGAGGGACGTGTTTTTCTTCCTAGATTCTCTTTTTCTTTTTAAATCAATAGTTGTCTCAGGATCTT